TCGTACTGCTCGGGCTTGCGGTCGTCTGCCAGCCTCAGGGCCAGCGCCTCTGCCGCGAACTGGTACCTCTCGCGGTCGGTCATCTCCCGCTGGTTCCAGACGTTTATGCGTCCGACGGCCTTCTCCATGTGCTCGACCTTCTGGTCGACTATCAGCTTCACCTCGTCCTGCGTGTACTTGATGTGGCGCTCCTTCATGCTCCCGAAGTCGGTGGTCTTTATCACCAGGCCGTTCGAGCACACCAGCCTGAACACGCCAGCCTCTACCTGCAGGGGGCGCAGCCCGTTGGAGCTGTTGCACACCACGATTGTCGGCCTGCCCTCTACGCCGCCGCGGTCGTCCTTCATGTAGAGGTCCTCGTGTTGGAATTCCATGAGGTGGATGCCGTGTGTGGTGTAGAACGGGTTGCCCGTGGAGCTCCCGCTCTGCTTGGCGTTGGTCAGCCTCCATCCCTGTGCGTCCAGGTGCTCTATGAGCTCGAGCGAGCTTACGAACTTGTACTGCTTGCTCAGGTTCGATGCTGGGCCTGGGGCGAAGATGCCTGGGGCCTTCTGCTTGGCCGTTTCGAGAGTCATCGGGATGATTGTTGCGCTCAGTGCCGGTTTCATTAATGTGTCCATTGTCGTTTGTTTTTGTTGTTGATGTAAAGGTACTCAAAAGTTTGATACTAAAAAACTTCTGGTCGTATATTTGTTTCTGCCATGTCAATCGAGCAGCCAGGCCATCTTCTTGCGCGACTCGTGTACGTACCACTTTGCGGTGCCCGGCGTCGTGCCCACCATCTCTGCGATCTCCCTGTACTTGAAGCCCATCATGAGCAGTCGCATTATCTTCTCGGCCGACTGGTTCAGCATGCCCAGGGCCACCTCTATCTGCTCGGCGACGTGTGAGGCCATCCCAGCGTTGTGTGAGCTCCTGGCGTACATGGCGCGAACCTCTGCTATCGCCTCCTGCGACCTGCTCAGCTCCTCCTTGGTCTTGCGCGGCCTGAAGGCGTTTATCGCCGCGTGCCTCATCACTATGCACATCCACGCCTCGAACGGGCCCTGGTAGTTGAACTGGTGAATGTTGGTGAACACCTTGAGGAACGCGTCGTTTATGCCCTCCTCCAGGTCCTCGGGGTTGTTGCAGTACCTGCGCACTATGTTCCGTGCGTGGCTATAGAACTGCTTGTACAGGGCCTCCTGGCTCCTGCGGTCGTTAGCTTTGCATCCCTCTACGAGAGAGATAAGGTCGGTGGCGTGTGTCATTGCTTTGCTTTTTTCTTTGTTGGTTCCTTGTAGTCTGGGCTGCGGAGGTTGTCACCGGCCAGGTGCAGGTTGCATATCGCCATCATCAGGGCCACCCTGCCCCTCGACTCGTTCACTATTCCCATCCACTTGCTCCTGGTCGCCTCGCTCACGTGGGTGTCCTCGTCGTGCAGAATCTCGGTGAACTCCTGCTTTATCTCGTCGTCGCTCAGGTCTGACATCCTGCCTATGAGGAGCTTCACCCGTGCCGTGAGCGTGTGCTCGTTGTTAGATAAGTTGTACATGGTCTCTGTATTAGTATGGTGTAAAGGTAGGGAAAATACCCGAGACTTGGAACTTTTATCTCGGGTATTTTTTTTCTTAATGCTTCCTGTTCATTATCTCGAGCACCTCTGGAGCGTACAGTTCGAGAGCCCTCAGCCTGCCCTCATACCAGCCTGCCATGTTGGTCGCGGCGAAGAGGTCGATAAGTTCCATCTGTGTCCGGGTGTCCAGCTGTGTGCCTACCAATTCGCGCATCTTAGCGCATGCTTCGGAGAGTGTCATCTTTTCCATTGTCTGTTGTTTGTTTGATGATGTAAAGATACTCAAAAGTTTGGAACTAAAAAGTTTTCGGACACATATTCTTTTCTCTAATCTTCGCTAGGTTCCGGTTCGTAGAGGTCCTCGTAGTCGTCGTCCTCGTCTTGAGGATAAAAATACCCCTGGTCCGGGCAGGACATCGGAGCCTCGTTCTCCCACTCCCACTTCCAGTCGGGAGCCTCTGAGAGGTTGGGGAACAGGCAGTCTGGGTTCTCTCCGCTCGGTGAGTTCTGGAACGCGAGGTCTATGCCTGCATCCCTGTCCGACGGCAGCCCGTTCATCTCGGCCACCAGCTCGTAGTAGTCCTTGCCACCGAACACTCCGTAGCCTTCGTAGTCCTCCTCCTTCCAGCGGTTGCCCTTGTTGTCGGTCATGTACACCGTGAATGTCTTGCGGTTTGAGTAGCGGTTTGCGATTGATTCGCCCGTGTCTTGCGTAAGCCAGCTAAAGAAGCCCATAGTTGTTTGTTGTTTAGTGTGCAGTAAAGATAAGTAAATAAGTTCAAAGTTGGTAGCCTTTTCTCGTATATTCTTTTTAGCAATGCTCTCCGCACCTTGGACATATCATGAGGTCGGCCTCTAGCATCTCGCCGCAGCAGGGAGACAGCCATATTGATTTTCGCATTATGTCCTCCCGTGTGTCGGTCTCCAGGACGGAGCTCTTGTCTATCTCGTAGCCCATGCCGTCCCATGTTGAGAATGTCATCGTGTCCCTGCACTCGTCCACGTCCGTGAACCCGAGGTCCGTAAGAAAGTCTGTGTAGTTCATATGATCAGCGGATTGATATTAGGTGATATGATACCGATGCGAATCTTCTGTCCTCTATGCGGCACACTGCTTTGTGTGTGGTCCCTCTGTTTATCTCCCCCACGAGATGGTTGTAGTACTCCCTGGTTATCCGGTTGCCCTGGGTTGCCGCGTATGTCCTGAGGCTCTTGCTTGGAGGCGCTGTGATGTGTTTCATTGCTTGTCGTTTAGTGTGATGTAAAGGTAGGAAGAATATGCGAGACTTGGAACTTTTATCCCGCATATTCTTTTCTCTAATACTCCAGCTGGGCCTTGATGATCTCCATTGTCAGAAAGTAGTAGTCTGGATGAATCAGAGAGCGCTTTCCGCCTGCTTCCATAGACTTACGTATCTCTTGCTCATTGTCAAGAACAGCGCTCGTGGCTATAAGAATGCGCTCTCTGAGTAGTCCCTGTTGAATCGGGTCTAACGAGTTGATCATCTTTACGAGTGCCTGTTTGTTTGTGAGTGTCTTTGCCATTGTCGTTTGTTTTTGTTGTTGATGTAAAGGCACTAAAAAGTTTGATACTAAAAAGTTTTTCTTCGCATATTCTTTTCTACTCTGTGAACAGCCCAGGGTTAGCCCTGTCGATCAGGTAGTTCAGGAACTCGCAGGCATCGAAGCCCTCCAGCTCCCGCATGTCCTCCATGAGCTCGTTGAGCCTGTCCTTCTCGAACATGTCCACGGTCGTGCCGTTCCATATTATGTCGTGTGCGTCGTCCTCTGGGTGGTAGCTCTCGTCGTTGTCGAACAGCTCCTGCAGGAACTCCCTGGCCACCTCGACCGTGTCTATGCTGAATGGTAGTTGTGTGCGCATGTGTCTGATTGTTTGATGGTGTAAAGATACTCGAAAGTTTGATACTAAAAAATATTTCCTCAGATATTTGTTTTTATACTGTCTCCCGATTAACGATACCGGTATCAATATCACATATGAATTTATACTTTTTAGGACCGTCTGCCCACTCGATAGTCAGGTAAGCAAATCCAAAGTAGCCATCGATTTTGTATACAGTGAATCCGTTGTTTGCGTCTAAAAATGCATACATCGCGTCAAATACTTTCTTGTTCATGTTCTTTAGTTGTTTAGTGTGATGCAAAGATACTCGAAAGTTTGACACCAAAAAACTTTTGATCGCATATTCTTTTGGATAAATTGTAAAAAAGAATATCTGAGAAATGTTTCTCCGTTTCGAAAACTTTGTGTATCTTCACATTGTCTGAAGCGGGAGCGGTAGGACGGGCGGAGAGAACAGTCCGGGGCGGTTCCAAGGAAGCCTGCCTGTACGCATTACAAAAAAGAATATGCGAAAAAAAGCGTACAACTTTGAACTTATTTGCCTACTTTTACATCACACTAAACAACAAGCAATGAGACACAAGCTATTCGGCACGCAGAACGCCAAGACGCGCAAGGGTGAGTCCCTGGGCTACAAGACGTACATAATGTACCTGCTCCCACACAAGGCGAACAGCAGGGGAAAGAACCTGTGCGCGGACGCAACGCCGGGCTGCATAGCGGCGTGCCTGCGTTCTGCAGGTCGCGGCGCCTTCAACAGCGTTGAGCAGGGACGCAGCCGCAAAGTGGAATTTTTCCTATCCGATCGCGCCGCGTTCATGGAGCAGGTCGAGCGCGAGGTCAAGGCAGCAGACAGGAACAGGAAAGGCAGCAACATATGTTTCCGACTCAATGGAATTTCTGACATACCTTGGGAGAACATCAAGGTGCGCGACGGCAAGAGCATCATGGAGCTGTACCCACACATCCAGTTCTACGACTACACGAAGAGCTACAACAGGGTAATTAACAACAACCTTGCAAACTACCACCTAACTTTCAGCAGGGCCGAAACACTTGAGAACCAGCTATACGCAAACGATTTGCTGAGCAGGGGCTTCAACGTGGCGGTTGTGTTCGCGGGCGCGCTGCCTGAGACGTTCGAGGGGTATCGCGTCATAGACGGGGACCAGCACGACCTGACATTTTTGCACGACAAGAACGTGGTCGTGGGACTCAAGGCAAAGGGCAAGGCAAGGAAGGACACCACGGGCTTCGTGGTCGGGGGGTGCGCTAGGTAGCCCCCCTTTCCTTTAGTTTTTCTTTAGCAAAAAATATTTTTTTGTTTCGCCGGAAAGGCGTATCTTTGTGGAGCCGAAGGGAAAGTAGTAGGCTGGGCGGTGACAAACCGGGGCGGTTCCAAGGAACCATGCTCCGAGATTTTTGAAAAACTCCGCTCGAAAAAAAAAATCCCACACGGTACTTTTTCAAGCACGCATGCAGGATCTCAAGATGTTTTGATTCTGGATCAGCCGATCACCCTCACCTCTGTGGTGTCGCAGAAGGACCTCCATCCGTCCACGGTGAAATCAAAGAAACACACGACCCCTTTCTTTTCCGGGCCGGTTCTCTCCCGCTGTTCCGCCGGTGGCATGAGGTCGACCTTCCTGGTCCCCACGGCCTCCCTGATAGAACCGTCCTTCTTTCTGAACTCGAACCGTACCACCCTGTTCTTGAGCTGGTACACTAGCTTTGCCATTTCGTTTTTCATACCGTAAAGATAGGCATAGTTTTCGAATCGGAGAAATCTTCAGTCACATATTCTTTTCGCGTATGTTTCTTTCCTCCCATTCGAAAACTCGGAAGAAAAATACCTTTTTTAATTTTTAAATACCTTTTTCGTTTTGCGGATACCTTTTTCGTTTTCACTCCGGCAGCACCTCCGCCTCTATCACCAGGGCCCTCAGGGCTTCCCGCTCCGGCACGGTGCCGATCCACTTGCCGGTCTCCCAGTCCATCTCAAACGCGATCGTCTGCACCACCAGGTCTATCTCCACTCGAAACATCGGGTTCATCTGTCAGGCGGTTTCTAGCTGGAGGTATAAGGGTTCGTCCACGTTTGCTATGGGATCTGCCATCATGTCTTTGTAGGGACCCATCCGTCCTCTAAAACATTCAGAGAAGTTTATGTTGGTCATCTCAAACCCTCCCCTTATCTCCATGATCTTATCGTCTATCTTCGAAGTGAATTCTCTGTCTGTTTTTAAGTCCATCGTACCTTTTTTGATTTGGGATACCTTTTTCGTTTCTGGATACCTTTTTTGATTTTACTCCGGGAGTATCTCGAACCTCATCATCATATGCCTAAAGTCCGTCTTCTCATCCAACATATTGACGCTGGGATGTATTACGAATGCACAGTCTATGGAGGTGACCATTGAAATGTCTATCAGTGCCCGCAAGTTCCTGTCACGGTCTATCCGATCGCGCAGAAATACTTTTTTCGATTCTATGGATACCTTTTTCATTTTGCAGATATTTATGAGTGATACCACACCTGATCAGCCAGTGTCGCAGTTAGGCCGGTGGTCCGGAGTACCTCACCCAGGCGGTTGGGAAACGGATGACACAGGAACGCAGGAACGGATATCGAAACCAAACCAGTTGTGTCCGAAATACCTTTTTTGATTTGCAGGGGTCCTCAGCGTGCCTGTTATATTTTTTTTTCTCTACTTTGTCAGCTCGAAGAATATAGCCCAAAGGTACAGGGCAAAGAACCCGAACGCCACCATCGCTATCTTCATCTCCCTTACGTTGTTTGTCAGTCCGTGCTTGTTCGAGTACCTGATCACCGCACCGAGCATCGCGCTGGATATGGTGAAGGCCACGGCTCCGAGCACCGACAGTATGACCTCTATCGTGTGTAATAAGCTTTCCATTCAATGAATGTAGCCGATGTTTCGCTCCAGATACCTTTTTTGTTTTGAGTTCCGTATATATTTTCCACCCGAAAGAAATACTTTTCTGTGTTGATTTCCAAGAGCTTACGAGGCGTTCCCGCTTGATAGTTATTTCCTGGCTGTTCCCGGTCCTTTATTACCGTCGTTCTCCGCGCCTTCGTGGAACGCCTCCCGATCCCAAACGATCCCTGTTCCGACGCGCTTGCCAACGGTATCACAACGATATCGTTTCGATATCACAGCCTCTCCTTTAACCAGGCAACCATCGGCACGTGCATTGTCCACAGAGTAAACCTAACACTCAATCTAGTCTTGAGAACTCCATAGCTTATAGCAAACCTCATCTCGTGTATAGTGTCTAAGTCAAGTAGTTTCATCAGTCTATGAATTGCGGATCTGTTGAGTTCATTATCGCAGTAGGATTTATTTTACGCTCAAATGCAGGTAACCATATATCATATCTTACCGAAACAGCTACTATGTGTGATTTATATAAGGAGTCTATTTGCCTCGCTATGTCTCCCTTTTTTAGTTTCTTCATGGTATAATCGTTTGTAGATCATCAAATGTGGATTGTATATGCAGAAACATCGAGTGTCCTTCTATCTCGCTATCGAATGGCTGTGGACCTAGTTGATCGAGCATCACATGTCCGAACGAGTGAAGGTAAGTTATCTTTGTTGCTATGTTACAGTTCTTCATCTGTTTTCTATGTTATATCCGGCATTAAGAATTTTAAGGGGTTCTCCTATAAGTTGATCTACGTGCTTAGGAACTGACCATGACATAGTATACTGTAAATCTTCCAATAAACTCGAGGTTAAAGTCCTGATCAGTTGCCTATATAGCGTATCGGTTATCGGTTCCATTGTAGTCCTAAGTCAAATAATTGTCCAGTGATTCCTGCGGCTTGATCCATACACTCGTGAACCTCGTTGTCCAATACCTTACGTCTTATCTGGACTCTGAGAGGTATTACGAGTGTCTTTCTGAGATCTGTGTGTAAGTTATCACGTATCTGTTTCATAACTTTTATTTGTATCATTGTAAATTTACGACAAAATTCAGAAATGGATAAATCTAAGTTTTGAGTGATTGATTATTCCCAATATCTAAATTTTCCAAGTTGTTCTTCCATCGGGTCGTTAAATAAAAAGACCACTCTTTGTAAGTCTGCGTAGTACTTGTGATCTGGATGTCTTGAGCCTGGAGCGTGTTTACGAGTGTGTTTAGTTACTTCATCCCCAGATTTGCAAAATGTGAGTAGATCTATTCTTTTCATTTGTTTTTGCTCTGTTGCCATAACTCATCAATTTGTTTCTGTTGCAGTTCTACTATTGTTATGAGAGCTGCAAACAAATCTGCAGATACTTTTCTCATTCCTTTACCAGACTTTAGAGTTTCGTTATTTATTTTATCTAAAGTGTATTGGACTTTTTCTGATTCTCTTGCCATAATTCGTATAGTTGTTTTGATGTTAGACATTCTGTTTTATATCGGTAAACCTTATTTTTATTAAACCAAAGAGGTTCATCATTTAAACATGTCCATAGATTTTTATGTGTCCATATTACAAATTCAATAGCATCTTCAATAGCATCTGTAGCTGATTGTTCTTTCTGCCAAGCTGTACCAGCTTTAAAACCTTCTTTAAAAGCTTCTTTCCTTGCACTAAGGTTTTCTCTAACATCATTGCCGTACTCGGTATATACCCAATCTTCACAATAACTATTAGCAACATCTTCAAGTTCTTGGTCTATTACCCGTATTGATTCTGTATTCATAGTCTTTAATTATTTCATTGTAAATATATGCATTCTTATCGAGGTAAAATAAAAAAAGTGCAAAGTCCGCCAAGAAATTGCACTTTTAGTTGGTAGCTATATGGTACTAATGAGAAACTTTCTATCTTATCCTAATCTTGTCGATGTACGTGTATCTGTACTCCTGTGGTTCGTACGCAAACACCACCAGCTGGGTGCTCATGTTCCATGTCCCGCTCCTTATCTTGTACACCGTAGATTCTATGCCGCTGTTTATGTAGCTCTCCGACCAGGCCTTCACCTCGGTTATGTCCACCCCGTTCGGGTCTATGAGGTCGTGGTAGTACGTCAGGTCACCCTTCGCATTCGCAACTGGTGGTGCCACCGTGTATCCCTGGTTCTCTATCAGCCAGCACTCAGCCGGCTTGCCCTGCCACACCTTGCTCTCAATGGCCTTTCGGGTCCTGCCCTTCCTCGCCTGTGCCGATTCGTATATCCGCTTGACCTCTTCCTCGACCATCCTGTGCAGCATGTCCTGGTCCTTTATGTCTTCCTTTGTAAACTGTATTACGTTCTCCACTCTCTCTATTTTTTGTAAACAAAAAAGTGCAAGATCTACAATGAAATTGCACTTCTGATTTTAATCTTCTTCATACCTGACTCTCGTCTCTGGGGCAAGGTCGTCGTACTGGTCCTGCAGCACTTTGTAGCCTTTAAGCATCTTCCTCCTGGAGTACACCAGGAATACTACCGATAAAATTAGCGCAACTATTGTCATGTCTCTATTTTTGTGTGTAGTCCTCTTCGAGCGTTTCCAGGTAGTGTTTTATGGCCGCAGCTGGATTGGATGTCTCCGGCTTGTTGCCGATCGTCTGGCTCAGGCACTCTGAGTATCCCAGCGCCTTGCCGTACTCCAAGGCGTTCTTCACCTCTTGGAGCAATTCGTCTACCGTAACTGTTTTGTGTGACATAGTATCGCTTTAGTCCTCGTTGCGTAATATGAGATTTTTTGACATGTTGCCACCGTACTCCTTGAGCTTTGCGCTTGCCAATACCCCTGTTATCTTCTTCTTTATCTCCTTTATGGATGTTATGTACTGCTTGACCTCGTCTCTCTGCTCCGGAGATAGTGATTTCATGGCTTCTTTTACGTTCATGTTGCTGTGCTGTTTCTAATAAATATCTGGCATGTCGTTTGAAGATTGCAACCTGCTGAGCTCCTGTGCGAGCTTCGGATCCCTTATGACCTGTATGGATGAGACCTCTTCGCTCTCCCTGCCCTCTGTGACTATCAGCCCCACGAATTTTTTTGTATCTGAGTGCTCGACGCAAGTGTCTTTGTAACCGAGCTGTGCCCTCTTAGGATGTATTGGGTTGTTGCAAACTTTGCAGTAGTATTGAATCGTATCTGTCATATAACCTGTTCTGTATAATTAGTAAATAAACAAGATATTCTTTTTGTAAAGAAATCTAACTTTCGTGTTCTGGCGTGTAGTATCTGTTGATCTTCCTGTTTTTCTTCTTCATTGCAAGAAAACCTATGGTAACAAAAAATAATAAAAATACATAATAGTTGATCAGTACCTCCATGTAGTTACTTGTTTGTGATCATGAAATTTAAGATGGCCTTCTGAAGTTCGTTGAGCGCTTTGGTGTTATCTTCTATGAGCTTCATCATCCTGTCCCTCTCTTCTATGAGCAGATCGTTCATCTCTCTCTGGACCCTGTCTATCTTCTCTTCTAGCATCTCGTTTCTCTCGATAAGCTTCTGGTATTGCTGGAACGCTACATAGGCCAAAACGACCGTTATAACTCCAAGAATGCCGTATTGCAGGACGTAGTTCTGTATGCCGTCTGAATTGGGAACTATGGCTTCAAGAAATAGACTCAACGTTTATAGGTTTTGTTATCTATAAATATCGATTACTTCTCTTCGTTGTAGTGCTTTATCAGTCCATTAACATAGAATCTGAAGTCGCCGATCTTTATATCCACACCGTTGAAAGTCAGATATGCAGTGAACATTATAAAGGAGAGAATCCTTATTAGATTGGTCTTATTGATCTTTTTCATCCTGATCTAGTTTTATGAATATTGTGTTTGGGTGCTGGCCTCCAAATACCCACGCGTTAACTGGACAAAGCCCAACGCTGAGAGTCTCTGTGAATGGACTGGATGGGTCCTTGCTTATGCGTCTTGGGAGTATTAGTGCCACGTAGTAAGACCAACCTGGACCGCTAAGATCTGTAGGGTCGTCTTCTGTATACGTTGCATAGTCCTTTGTGAGCATCGCGTGGTAACCCTCGATCCACTTATCGGATATGGTAACTGTGAGACTATCAGTGCCACCAAGTTTCTCTATAAGTTCTGGAGCACCTGCGACCATGAGACAATCTGCAAAGTTACCACCGTCCTCTATGTACTGAGGAAGATCTGCATACCATGCCCCTTGAACCTTTATGAATTTTACTTTTCCTGTCATAACTATGGATTTATTATTTGAGTATAATCAAACTCGCGCCACAACTCCAACCATAAAATACTATTGAGACGCATTTTATATTCTAAATGAGAAATCTTGTCCTCAAGTTTTTCGCAATTTCTAGCAATTTTTGACCGAAGTATAGTTTGAATATTTGAGGATATGTTTTTCATGACTTCTACTTACGGTCTTTGTACCAAGGGTTTACTTTGCTGTTTCTCTGCACTCGTGATCCCACCTTAAGAAGATACGACCATGAGTTAAACTCGATCTGGTTTGATGGATAATAAGTCCTGAAACCAGGTTGATGATCGATGATATTATCCCCTGTTGCGGGGACACCGAATAAGATTGTCTTTAGTGTGTTCATAACTTTCATTTTTATAAGAGAATAAAACACGGCCACCGATTGGATACGATGAGCCGTGTTGTTTTGATTAAGACCTCATGTCCCAGCTATAGTCCTCAGCATTGAGTCGGCTGAGAGATGCTATCGCTGATCGAGCGGATGTGTGATGAGGCTCTACGCCCTGGAGATATTGTGTGCCTGTTGAAGGACATACCATCTTCACCCATGCAAAAGGCTGGTCATCGATCTCTTCGAATGTATCTTCTGTCTTAAGCAGTGTGATTTCTTCAAGATCACCGTTGGCATGTACCAGGGTTTGCTTGTCGATCTCTTTGGCACCGAGAAGATCCATAATTCCTTTCTGGCCTAGGATCTCATACCATGCGCCTTTGTAGTCTGAGTTGCGTTCTTTTACAAACTCTTCCCTTGTCAAAGACTTGGCCTTGTTGAAGATCTCTGCTGGGATGTGGCGACCATTGATGTAGTAGCAGTCGTCCCATGCTGTACAAGGATATGTGCTCTTCCATGTAACTGCCTGATACGCTGGGTTGTGCAGAAGGTTTGCAGCGTTGCGTACGATCTTTGTAGGGTACTTGCTTACGATGCAGACTTCCTCACAGAAGATCGCTGAGTAGATGTTTGCTTTCCAGTTCAGGGCCTCGAGTGTGTTAAGCTCGGCAGCGGCTCCGGTAGTCTCGATCTTGAATTCGTCCTGTATGAACTTGTACCACGTGTAGTAGTAACGAGCGTAGATACCGATGGCGAACAGAGAAGACTCAACGAACTTCATCTTGCCTTTGTTTTCTGTCACGAACTTTGCAAGCTGTGCTTCAGGTATGCGGTCGATGCCCTGCGCTGCTGTCTCGATCATGTTCTCGTTCTCCACAAGGAAGTGATAGATGATCTTGGCTTCGAGTGGATTCTCTACGACGATGAGGTGTTTTGGCCTTGGCTTTTCTGCCATGTCATAGAGTTTGTTGACGATGCCAAGAGCTGACTCCTTGTCGAAGTTCTTGTAGTTCTTTCCGTCAAATACGCCATCGAGTGCATGGTCAATGTAGTCAGGGATCTTAGCTTTGATCTCGTCTGTAAACTGGTCGATTGTAATCATAAAACCTTTATTTTGTTTGGTATGAAGTAAAAGTAATGCAATAAGTCTAAATAGTACACTTAATCTTCTAAGTGGTAATTTATTTTTATTCGTGGTCAAGACAGGGCTCGAACCTGTAATGTACGATAGTGACACCAGAGCCAGGAATCGAACCTTCCACTATTGCGCGTCTACCAATTCCGCCACCTGATCAAAGTACTCTCTGTAATTAGTAGTGTTGTAATGCCCCACTGGAATCGATAGCGAAACCATGTATACCTAAGTCAGTTACGACCATCATCAATATACACGATCCGAGGCTTTATCTCGGCAAACCCGAACTTAATCTCACTACAACAACTACTAATACAAAGAGCAATAATGAGAGTTCCACATCTACATTCATATCGTTGGAGATTATCCGTTGCTGATATGTAAACAGTCACTTACAACCTGTTCCGTTTGATCTCATTATGATAGCCGTTAGGGCTGCTAACAGTTTTCATTCCTCTCTATTCGAGCCCTGGCTAACGTAATACCAGGTACTATCACAATGATCACATTCGAATAGCCGATTAATTAATGAGAGAGTCTCGCCTAATCCCTCTACCTACCTGCGTACCTGATAGCCGGCATGTAGTATTATAATCAATAGATCTCTTAGTCTATTACTACAAATTTTCCTTGTTTTTTATATAAAGTAACTAAAGACTGAGATATATTAAAATATATGGATGCTTCATATTGAGAATTAAATATTAATTGAGTCTCTACGTGTTGAATTTTTTTCATCTTTAATATTTTTAATTTATCTATCGTAATTTCTTTATGTTTTTTGCCGCACATACCACCAATAGATCCATACATCGGATTATTTTCTCCAACTACATTATGATGATTTTTACTAATTTTATTTTTGTGATCTTCTTTTAAAGAGATACCATATCTAAAATTATCTTGACCTTTAGGATAATATCTATTTGATATTTTTTCTCTAGTTTCTATTGATGGATTAAATTGACCTTCTCCTCCATCTGTCATATTAACTAAAGATCCTTTTCCTAAATCTGCTCTACCATAGAATGTAATCCAAAATTTCTCTTTTTCACATGCCTCTTCCCAAGTTAACCAATTTTCTGAAATTATTTCTATCTTGTAATTTGAGAGATTAACTATGTTGTGCCAGTATTTATTTCTTCCAGCTTTAGAATATGCCCTTTTAAAATTGTCATTTGATCCTATTCCAATATAAAAGACTTCATTCTTATCTAATCTCCTATGTCGATAGACGTATGCCATAAAATAAAAGAGGTCCAAAGAGACAAAGAGCCTGCACGCTCTCTATTTCAGAGGACCAAATAAGTTTATTATAGACACTTTGTGCAGAAGCTTCTATCTATAATAAATATCGATCTTTTAAATTAGTCGATAACTTTTTCCATAAGTCGGGAATATGGGTTATATGAATTTTGAATCCAAATTTCATAATTTCCACTGGGAATATGTAACGGCGCATGATCAGCAATAGGTAATTCTTTTGTAGAATTCCACGCTATTTCATTGTTAAACATACTTGATTCATGTATGTGCTGAAGTGTTGCTCCGTCGCCACCTACTGCTGCGTAGAATGTACCGTCTTCTGCCATGAATAAGGCTACGTCACCTGTAAGGCAGTGCTGATGTCCTGAGTGCTCACCATAGGCAACTGGCTGGTTTTTAACCTGCTTTGCTGTAGATGGGATCGTTGCGATCTGGCGGAATTGTACGTCGCCCTGGTGTCCTTTAATCATTTTTGTGCTCATAGTATTTGTTTTTGATGCTGTAAAATTATGAAAGCTTTTTGAACTTTTTCAGTTAATCTTTTAAGTATAAATATCAGATGGATAATAAAAGACCCGCCGATCGATCAAGACCAGCAGGTCTTGCAAGACTAGATGAGCTCTGCGTTTGCTTTGCGGCCTCGCGTCATGTTGAACACGTGGTTGATCACTGTCTTGTTGATTTCCCTTCCTGCAATCACGTCGCTAACGTGTCCCATGGAATACCCAGTGCGCTGCGACACCTTGGTGATGTCGCCGATGCGGATGCGGCGGTTTGCGATGATTGCTTTCTGCATGTACGTGCGGCGTGTGTAGTTTGCCGGACGGTTTGTTTGATTCCTCATTCTTGTGAGTTTAACTGTTAAAAAAAGATACAATTCAAAAGTATGGATTATTGGTGAAACCGAAAAATAATTCTTTTCAGTGATCACATATTTTCTTTTATAAAGTAATCGTAGGATCTGCTAAGGCTGGAGAGCTCTGACTCGATGCGCACTATGAGATTGTTATACAACCGAGCATGGGACAGGTTTAACAGCTTGAGAGTATTTGCTCCCAACGAACTGTAATCCACATTCATATTCTTTTTGAAACTCCACTGATTGAGTGGCATGACAACCAACTTCATAACATGAAGATACTTAAACCAGAGAATCTGAAGCAATCTATCTCTCGAGTAGCGTGTTCAGTCGCCACTCTATAGGTATCATCACCCCGAACTTTATCCTGCCCTCCAGCCTGTTGTGCAGGTGCTCCTCCAGGTGCCATCTGGCTGCGCTCCTCTTGCCAAGGTTAGACTCGACCTTTATCATCGACAGCCATATCTTCGAAGTGAGCTGGTTGTTCATCGCGGTGTTTATGCATTTCATCGGTAGTCTATTAGATCGTCAAGTCCTGTTTTTGTGTCCTCCTGTGGTCGCACCACCTCTGCGAGGTCCTTGACACCCAACCCCCTCAGGTGCTCCAGGTAGAAGTCGTCTATGTTGTAGAACGTCTTAACCTCCTCCGGAGTGTCAGGCGACTCTGGCGCGACCGCGGAAAGTATCGCTCTGGTGGTCCTGTTGGTGTAGTCCAGCGCCAGGATGAAAGAGCAGTTGTAGCACAGCCACCTCAGGTTCTCCTCGCGCCAGTCCGTCCTGTCGTTGTTTATGAAGTTCAGCAGCAGCGGCATCTTCATGTCTATCGGTCTCTTCTGTGCGTAGCCGCACTCCTTGCAGCAGTAGCCTAGCCTGCCGTCCTTCATCAGCCTCCTGGTGAGTTCCTTCACCCTCTCTGGCGTGCAGAGCTGTCCCTGTATCAGCTGGTAGCCGAGCTGCAACGCCCTTGGGTTTGCACGGTTCCCCCTGCTCCTCACCTTCGGTACTCCCCTGCCTCCGTGCGCCATGTGCGTGTCGAACAGAGTCATTCCGGTGCGTTCGTCCTTGTAGGACTGCGCATATTTCCTCCAGGTCTTGTAGGATATCCTGAGCCACGCTGCAGCCTCCCTGTTGCTCCTGGTGTTCTTTATGGCGTTGCGTACCACCTCCTCCGACAGCTGCAGCCCCTTGTACAGCCAGTGCTCCGGCCTGTCCTTCCCAGGCACCTGCCCCTTCTTGAACTTCTGCGCCTCCCACTTTGCCTTCCTCTCTGCCAGCCGGTCGAAGTACCCCGACTCCTTGCGGGCCATGAACCTCTCGTAGTTTATCTTCCGCCACTTCTCGTGCTGCAGCTCGTACAGCGTCATGCCGGTCTCGGCGTCGGTGAACTGCTGTGCGTACCTCTTGTAGGTCTCGGTGGAAATCTGTAGGTACTCTGCAGCCTCCTTGTTGGAGTTGCTAAGAGACATAGCCTCCCGGATCTGCGCCTCGGTGAGGTTCAGCTTGTTTAGTGGAGGCTTGTTGTTCTTGGGTCGCTTCCTTATGTCCTCGGCCTTCTCCAGCAACAGGTTCCTCTGCTGCAGCTCGTACAGGGTCAGCCCGGTCTCGGCATCCAGGTACTTCTTTGCCCAGGCCTTGAACCTCTCTGCCGATACACCCACGTGTTTCGCCGCTCGGGCGAGGTAGCTAGAGTGCAGCAGGCCCTCCCGTATCTTGGACTCAGGCACCACAAATTGAGCAGCGCGCGCCTTATTGGCCGCCCTTGGATCTCCGAACAGATCTGCCATGCTATTTTATTTTTGGATTGATTTTTACCATGAGGTCCCAAAGATCGTACGGGCTCTTCATGTTTATCTCATTGCCCTGGGAATCTATCAGGGAGAGAGACTGTCCGTTCTCATCCATGCGTTCCCAGAGGTAGAAGCTTATTAATTCGTAACACGGCTGCCCGTAGTTTGACAGCAGCAGGTAATCAATGACCTCGTAGAACCTTTCGTCGTACTTTGCCGTGTCTATCTCTATGTCCGAGAACATTATGTTGGACCTGACTATCGCAGACTCCAGCAGCGTTATTATCCTTACGAATGAATCCCTCTTCTTCTCGGGCGATCTCTTCGGATCTGCCTTCTTCTTAACGAACGACTGAACGTTCAAAACCGAATTGACCGCGCTCTGTATGTTCTTGTAATCTTCCATGTGACCTATTTTTTTCCGAGCTTCTTTATCTTGTCTTTTAGTTCCGCTATCAGCTTTGTGATCTTGCCGCACATCTCGTAGTCCTCTTTTTCGCTGTACATGGGAATGCAAGACTCGAGCGCGTTGACCCAGTCGTTCCTGTGTATCTCGATGAAACAGCCTGAGTCGTTTATCTCGAACAAGGTAGCAAAGGTGCTGTTTGCCTTGTGTGCCTCCTCTATGATCGTCGGCGTCTTCTCTCTGAGAAGCTTTATGAACGACTCTGATTTGGCCACGTCCTCTGCTGCAAGCTCGTGTACTCCGTCAAATATCGCTCTTATCGGTACTTCCTTCTTCGCTGCCATAACTAGTCTTCGATCTATTTTTCTCCTTTTAAAATCTTCTCGAGCATGTCGCTTATTGAAGTCAGCGGCACTAAGAAGCCTATCACGTTCTCGTACGGGTTCCTGTCGTCGAAGTCCACCATCAGGCCGAAGTCTCCGAACCTCTTCTGTAGCGCTGTCGATATCTTCTGGGTGAGCTCCTGCTTCATGGTAGGGTCCATTCCCTCTCCGTCTGGCAGTATGAACTGCATCTTCACTCCCCTCTTGGTTTCGTTCGTATTGAGATCGAACTGCAGGCCCAGTCTCTGACCGGCCACAGTCACCGATGTCTTTGGTTTTGGTATGTTGTTCATTAGTCTTTATGTATAAATATGCAAAATCAGTCGACTTCGATCTCGATTTCTTCCCCGATTATCACGTCTACCACGTTGAAAGCTCTGGCCTCTTCGGCAGAGAAGTACCAGTTTTTGGAGGAGTCCCTTACCATCTTTATCCTTTCTGGGGTTATCGATGTGTATTCGGAAAGCAACGCGTCGTACCTGCGTTCCATCACTTCGTATTCTTCAAGTTCGTTTTTGTGTGTGATTCCGGTGCCCTCGACTCCATAGCTTCCTTCATGATACATAAACCTTGTGTTTGGGCCTGATACCCTCTCGTGACACACGGCAACTATCAGAAGCGCCATGCTCATAGCGTGACCTAAAACCACCGCACGGATCGGAGTCTGAGAACAGAGGATGGCATCTACTATCCCAAACCCATTGTACACATCTCCGCCCGCTGAGTTTATGATCAGGTGTATCGACTCTCTCTTTTCGGGATCTATCCCAGAGTCTATCATGTTGATCTCGTATATCGCCTCTATAACGTCATTGGCTGTCTTGTCGTCGATGTTACCTATAGAAATGACCCTGCTTACGTAGTCTTGATTCCGGTTTTCGGTCTTCTGTTTTGATCTTGGTTTGGTGCGCTGCATATACGAATATAATTATCTTTGTTAATAATTATAAGTCTATTTTTCTGGTCTACATAAAATCGTAAGAATCTATGTCTTTGATGAGATATTGATCTGGTTTCATGTTAAACCGGTTAATATCCACCAGGTCATTAACAATTATTTTGAATAATCCGGTCTCGTAGGTTCCAGTCGACACCTCACCGTTGCTGACCAATCCGCTCAAAATATCGTTGTTGTTTGTTATAAAGCCTTGAGATTCAGCGTCTTGATTCAGTTTCAACAGATCTAGCATGCTCACCTTGATCACCACGTTGTCGTACACAGATTCCAGATCAGCCTCGTATTTTATCCTCTTGGCATAATTTACTGGCCTGAACCTGTGCTTCTGGGTAACCCAGTAATCGTGCGTGTACCTCCATCTCTTGTTTGCGTAGTAGTCCGTTTCGTATTCTATGCGCCTTATCAGCTCACCAACTGCCTCTTTATCGTTCAGGACCAGTCTTCCAAAGTAAGGTTCTATCTGCTTTATCAGCTCGATATCCACCCCGGTGTCCACGTCTATGACCAGCGTGGTGCTGTACCTCGGTTTGTAGTGATGTCCGAAATATCCCCACTTTCTTATGAACCTCTTCAGCTCCTCCTGGTCAGCCTTTATCTGGAGAAAATTTTTCTTTTCCGCCTCTTTTGTTTTTTCGAACCATTTATCCCCTCTACTGGATACACAGGTGAAGTGATGCACGCAAGCATTCCAAGACTGTATAGTGTCTAACCCTGCGTTCTTCATTCTTATTATGGTATCTGAATCCTCCCTTGAGCACCTGAACTGCACATCGAATCCCCCCATGTATTCGAACCAGGTTCTTTTGTGTATCGCAAACGGAGCAAAATGACCGTCCATATTAGATCGTTGTTCGGCCTGCAGTGCATCTACAAATTTATTGAACTGCTCGTAGTTGAAGGTGTCTGGGGTGATTCCGAAGTCTTTTGTTATCTTTTCAGGAGATTCTGGATGAATCGGCGGCTCTATGCGGGCGCAAGACAGAACGGTCTTCTCTGTGATGTTCTCTATTATGTGCCTGTCAAAGTCCTTGCCGACCACCATGTCAGACTGCAGGTAGCACACTATGTCGTTCTTGGCCTCGTTGAACATCACAGACACGTTGGTCTGGCTGCCTACAGGGAATCCAGCGGTGTTCCTATGCACCCTCAGGTTCTTTATCTCGCTCTTCTTTGTCAGTATGTGCTCGTAGCTTCCCTGGTTGTCCGAGTCCACAAACACGAGCACCTCGTGATCATCTATGGAGGTGTGGTCCACCAGGGACCTCAGCAGCAGGGACACGTAGTCCTTCTCGTTGTTTGCGGTGTTTATGCAAAATGTTATCCTATTCTCCATGCTTTATTTTTTCGTATACCTCTCTTATGCCGGCTTCCAACCCCATCGCAGACTCCAGATGGAGGTACAGCTTGTAGGGGAGGACGCTTGGCTGTCCCGTCTGATAGTAGTGTGGACCGAAACCAGAAGTCTGCGTGATAACTGGAACCGTATGGTCGTCAAGATCGTTTATCAGGTTTGCGATGCGGTTCAGGCTGTACACCGTAGAGTAGCCACAGTTGAACTCCTTCATCAGATCCTCACCATTGACGTAGTACCTTATCAGGTGGATCAGGTCCTTCATGTAGTAGTAGTCCATGAACTTGTCCTTGTGCACGATCAGTGCTTCCTTCTTTATGTATCGTTTTATGTTTGCCTTGATGAACCTGGTGTCCAGCTCGTTCTCATCGAACACTCCGAAGATCCTTATGTTGTAGAACCCTGAAGTGTTGAGTATCGACTGCCTTATCACATGCTTGCTCAGTCCATAAGGGTCCGTAGGGTTTCCGAGCTCAGCGCCGGATCCGAAGCTCACGAGCCTGTCGAACGAGCTCCTGTTGTTGTACAGGTTGTAGTACATCAGCAGGTTGTCGTCCAGCACTTTGGAATCGTCCTCCTTGAGCCTGCTGCCTCCCTTTATCGCACAGTGTATCACCAGATCGAAATACCTGTTCCTCATGTACTGAGCAACGCTGTTTCCGTTGGTCAAGTCCAGATCCCTCCTCGATATCAAGGTGACGTCGTACTCCGACTTCAGCGCGGCGTATAAGCTCTTGGCTATGTAGCCGCTGCCTCCTGTTATTAAGATTCTATCCATTGTATGTTTTTTAGCTCTCCTGGTATGAATTTTCCGTCCGCTCCGAGCCTTGCCACCACCTTGGGTTCGTGTGTCTCGTTTGGACTCGTAAACACCTCGCACACCGCCGGTCCCTCGTGGTTCAGAAACGAGGTAAGCACCCCATCTATCTCAGAGCTTTGTTCTATTCTGTAGTACGGCAGCTCGTATGCTGCTATCAGCTTTTGAAAGCTTGGAAGCGAGACTCCGCTGTTCTTCTCCGATGCCACGAACCTGCTGTTGAAGAAAGTCTTCTGAGATATCTTGATCGACAGGTAGCCGTCGTTGTTTATGATGATGAGCTTTATCGGAAGGTCGTGGTGCTTCATGGTCTGCAGCT